AACGGCTTTCTTTTAAAGTGCCAGAATATAAGGCTTGTAGAGGATTGAATGATTTTTAACCTACTAGGTGTCTTTTAATGAGTAAAGCGATAGCATTAAAACCGCGTCAAATTAACAATGTTTTGAGAAAAATAGAGTTAATGCAAGATAAGGAAACCAAGAAGGCTGCAATTGCTATTAGTCATGCTGGCTTACGTGTATCTGAAATGGCCAGGTTAGAAGTGCAAGATATTATGTATCCAAGCGGCAAGTTAAAAACAGAAGTCTTTTTAAGGGCGGCTATTTGCAAGGGTTTAAAGCCTCGCACTATCTGGCTAAGCAATAAGAAGACTCAACAGATTATCCAAGAATTAATTGATTACAGGCTTAAGAAACGATGGGGAACCAGTTTAAACCCCAAAGAGTATCAAGGGCTAATTCCAGAAAGCAGGCTCCTATATAACAACAGGGGCCGTCCTTTTGCCTTAATAACTAAACAGGTTGAAATGGCAGACGGTAGCATTCAATCATATAAAGCTTGCGAGACATTACGCGCAATGATTCAAGGTATCTATAATCGATGTGGATTTAAGAAAGCCAGCTCTCACACGGGGCGTAAATCATTAGCAACTAACGCGGCATTAAGGGGTGTAAAGTTAAGCGAAATAGCGGCGATTCTGGGGCATGAAGACGAAGAAATGACGCTTGAATATATTTGCATCGATCAACAACGAATTAAGAAAGCTTATGAGGTGGGATTTTGAGTAGTCATGATTGTAAATTTAATTGCGGTGGTACAGATTGTTCTGCGCCTTATCATAACTGCAAAAAAAAGTACTCAATAGAAAAGCATGGTGACGGATACGCCATTTATTATGGTCGATGCAATCATTTTCACGGAATGAATTTAATGCACATATCAGAAGTTTATGATAAACATCTTCTCAACAGAATTGAGAAATTGTTAAATAAATAGAGGAAAAGTTTAATTGTTCGGTAATTTAGGGGTAGGAAGGATAACCGCCTGGTGAGTTTGGAACGTACATAACTACGCTTGTATTGGTGCCCAAATCAGTCCCGTTATTTTGCCCGGATGCTGGGCCGGGTGATGTGCCATAAAGCGCCTCGATATTGCCCGCTAATATAGGAAAGTTGGTTCCGCTGGTTCCATCAATCAAAAAGACGCAACACCCAGGCGCGCCACCCATGCCCGAACCAGCCCCAGATCCAGGACCGCCACCCGGCCAGCCGGGGGCGTCAGTAGGTCCGGCCCCGCTTGCACCAGATAGAATGATTTCGCCAGCGGCCCCAAACCCAGCGCCACGAGACACAAACACAATTGAGCCGCCGCCCTTGCCGCCTACACCGCCGATCTGCGTTTCTTCATAGACTTGGTCGCCAACGATCCAGAATTCATTGTCGGCACCGTTACCCCCTTGAGAGCCGCACATATTAAAAGGAACGCCCGAGATAGCCCCGTCTGAATTAGTCACAATCAAGTTAGGCAGCTGATCATTGCTTCCATTGGTAGGATCGCCATTGATAATCCCATCGCTAGGCCCGCCACCCTCACGAACCGAATCGCCGCCGCGGCCACTTCCGATATAACTACCGATCGCGGAGGAATTGACATCAAAAACACCGTCAATCTGTAGATGCCCCTTAACCCTGATCTCGACGTTATCGTTTACGGTAATAGTCACGCCGGATTGAATGGTGAGATCGCCGTCATAATAAAAAACGGTCCGACTCGCCAAGCTACCGTTTAAGGTTCCGTCGGCCGTGACAAACCCTGAACCGTCGATAGTCAACACGGTCGAGAGCTCGGTCCCAAGTTCGACCACGTTGGCCGTGTACCAATCATCGGGCAACTCAAACCCGCCTGGACCACCGCCACCATCAGACAAGCCTAATGGCGAAGCTTCCGCCGACGATCCAAACATGGCAACCGTCACGCGCTGATTAACTTGATCAATGGTGCGCTGCTGTACTTCCATTGGCCGATCGAGGTTGGCTGGCCCCTGGTAATCTCTCAGGTGTGTCAGATTAACCCGCGCGACGTCGCCGACTTCAATATTATTTTTTGACGGCAAGAGATCGAGCTTGATTCTTTCAGGCGGGCCAGCATGGCGATCGCGGATCCCGTTTAGGGCCGTGTTGAGTGTTGATTGTGTATGCCGGGCGGAATGCAGCATTTTAAACTTCATGCTGTAATGCTTAGATTCACCCTTATTTTTTGTCACACTATCCGCATCGATTAAATAGCTAGTGCGATAAAACCCGGGATCCTGATCGTTGACCGTGGCCAAATAAGCCCAATCAACAACAATCACATTTTTAACATCGTCCAGGTTGTGAGAATAACCGCTTGCTTTGGTGATATTGGTATTGTCTAGCGTGTCGACATAGGTCGCGGTCGAGAGCGCGCTTTGCATCTTGCGCAGGTAGATTTTACCATCCGGCCCAACAAGCGGATAACAGGACATTAATCGGCAAATCTCAGTTTCTATAAAGCGCTTTCCGTCGGTTTTTTTAATTCCTTCGGCGCGCAGAAAAAAGCCTTTGTTGGCGTCTGCTGTATCGTGGAGATCTTCGCCGATATTTTCAAAACTCGTTTTATCAACGTAAGCCGGATCAATACCTAAATGCCAGGAGCTCGGCAGCACGTCGACATCCGAGAAGTTTTTCCCGGTTAAGAGTTGATAGGCGACATGGGGGCCAGTTCCCTCGAGATAGACGAGCTCGCGAACCTCCGGGCCGGTTGTTGGTGTCGAGCCGCCCGCGGGGACCGTGTGATCGATTTCAGTCGTTCCAAATAGCGCCCGCGTTAGGCTGGTAAAGGTGTTGCTTGTTTTACCCGTTGCGCTAATAATTTCGAATTGTTTATCTTTTATGATCTGCAAATAGTAAACGGTTGAACTTGGATCAAGCCCCCATTCTGGGCCGTGAGTTGCGGCCTCAAAACGGTCCGTGGTCAAGACGTTTAAAGTGGCGGTTTCTCCGATCAAAAAATCCTGAGAAACACGCGTCGAAGCCAGATCAAAAATATCCTTCCTGGCTTCGCGCAAAATATCACGACATTTAAATTTATAGGTGCCGCCGTCAAACTCGACCGGCTTGTCGATTACCTGGGTTTGCTCAAGGCGGTATTGAACAAACGGCAATTCAGGATACCCCAGCCAAAGCCGAACAAAGGTTCCGCGCAAACCTTCGCCCGCGACATCTTTCTCGCGAAGCTTATCGGTAACCGCGCCGCCAATGTCGACCGCTTCAAAGGATATTGATCCGATTTCAGATCTAGCCTCGAGCGGATTGAGTTTTTGCGAGCTCGCGCTTGTCTTTTTAAGCATCCCGTCGAGAACATCACCAATCACATCGATCCCGGTGTGAGAAGTAATATAGACTGGCGTATCGAACAAGATCTCTATAACAAGGCGGATCTCTTTCGAGGCGGCATTGTTGGCCGCGTCAAAGTTTGGGGAATTTATTCTCATCGTTTTTTATGAGTCTTTTAGTGGGCGATTGCCGTTATATTGTTTTTGAGCGAAATTCTCGTCGGCTTCTAATAAATGAATTCTAATATCCTGGAGGTAGGTATTACCTGCGCGCCAAGCGCCGTCTAAATAGCCCGCCCCTGGAGAAAAAGCGGTCGCTTTGTTACCAGTCAAGAGATCGGAAACTCCACCCTGTCCGCCCTCACCCCATAACCACTCATTTGTAAATGACGCGATCCCCTGCGACACGCCATCGATCCAGAGCTCTATTGTGTTATTAGACGGGCGGATTGTTGCTAGAAAATGATAGGCATTGGTTCCTGTTGGAAATATGTTTGTTGATCGAACCTCAGCCTCTACGTTGGCCGGGTGATCGTTGCCTGAACTGTAAAGGGTGTTCCTTTTTACTAGTGTAAATACCGCTCGCAAATTAGTACCATTGTCAAAATCATCCCAGCGCATCACCCAGAGATTGTCTGAAAAAAGATTATGAGCGGCATTTATAACGTTGCCGACATCCCAAGATCCGCTATTCTGGAATGAGCCGATCCGATTGATGCATTCAATCGTAAAGCCTTGGTTGTATGCAATGTTCATATCCCTACGCATATTGGCCGTGTTCAAAAAGTTAACGGAATAACCCGCCCCATCATCTCTCAAGCTGGGGCCGCGGACGTCAAGATCGTTTAAGCTGTTGTTAGATGGATTTAAGATCGGTTCGCCATCTTCAACAGATAAAACCCCGGATGATTTAGCCCAACCATAATCCCGCGCGAGTGCGACTGTGTACAAACTTAACGTATTGCTATTTGTCCCAAAATTTAACTCTGGATCCGTTTGGTTATTACCAACCAGCTCCCACTGATAGGTGTCGGCCGTGTCGTTGACGATTAAATCAAATAAATAAAAATGCGTGTTTGCTTCATTCGTGCCCGTGCCGTCCCAGCTAATAAATTCTATATCTGTTGGCGCTGTTATGGTGGCGATCAAAGTCACAAAGCCAGAATAAAACGTATTCGCGAGTTGGCCAACCGGCGCGCCGTTTATTTCGACCGTACAGCCTGAGAATATTAACTCGTTGCCTTGAGGGTTAGTCTTAACGTAAAACTGATTTGTTGCCCCGAGACTTGAAGAGAAAAAGGTGTCATTAAAGGCGGTGCCGTTTGTTCTATAAGTGATCTGAATAGTCGACCCAACGGGCAGCGCGACCGGGGTTTGTAGAGTTCGGTAATATTGAGATCCTGGTTCGAAATAGGTTTTATTGGGTAGATCTGAAAGAGGCCAATGATAATCACCAACTGCCGGAGGTGGTACATTAAACCCGCCGCCGACCGGTGCGACCAACTCGAGCATTTGCCAGCGGGCAATAAAATACTTTCCGCCTGCTCGCTGAAAGTTGAAGCTGTTTTTTACAAACTGATAGACGCCGGCGGTCGCGGCGTTACCGTAAGGATCGAAAGTAAACGTTTCGCCGGACGCACAAGAGGCGAACCATTCCTTAAATAGTTCAAATTGGCTGTGGTGGACTAGGTCCGTCGTACAATTATAAATAATCTCCCGGTATGCAAGGACCGTTTCGCCCTGCCCGCCCGCTAATGGTGTGAATTGAGTCGCTTTGCTTTTAGGCTTGCGATTAAATTCGGAGAGGTCGATCGCAATAGCTCCGCTGCCGCCAATAACCTCTCGGGTAGGCGTGTAAGTGATAACTGCCATTTATGAATAACTCCCACCAACGGCCGGATCAATTTCTCGCAATTTACAAGAAATCTGATAATAGAAATTGTTGTTCTTTTGTTCTTGATAGGTGTTTGCTACAAGTTGGAAATTACCTGGGGTGGTCGCATTACCCCAAGGATCGAGGGTAAATAATTCACCCGCGGCGCATGACGCCTCCCACTCGCGAAACAATGGCAACTGATCGTAATAGATTGGGGTTGTTCTAAGCTGATAGGTTTTATCCAGGCGCTTAAAAACATTTTCGCCAGCGCCGCCACCAAGCGGCAAATGACGATCGAACATACCGTCAATATCGAGTAGAAATTCTTCTAGATCTATCGAGATAACCCCGCCGCCCGTAATTATCTCGCGCTTTGGCGTATAGGTAATGTCTGCCACTATTCATCGCCCCTAATATCCGCCGCGTTGCGACTGTCCGCCGGGATCAGCTCTTTGTCAGTCGTTGCCAATCTTTCTCGAATATCATCGATCAGTGTGTCGGCGTGGTTTGAGTTAACGTCACCATGAAAATTGATCACGATATGGCGCTCCGGCACTTCTTGATTCTGATTAGAGCCGGGTAGCCCCTGTAATGGGTTTTGATTTATGCTAGAGCTTCCTGGCAAGCTAGAGCCACCGCCACCGCCACCCACCGAGGGAGTTGACGCGCCGCCACCAATCTTTGATTTTTTAATTGAGCTTATTTGCTTGAGCCCTTCTTTTAACATAAGCCCGGCCGGGATAATGCCCCATGGATAGCCGCCATTATTATTGAAAGTATCGATTACCGCGCTGGGTAGCGTTGCGCTGGCTTTTGCTAGACTGGCTGCCTTGCTAAACTCAAACATTCGCTTGCCTTGGCCCTCGCTCGCCCCGGACATTTTGTCCAAAATCCCGACGGTTAAATCGTAAGAGCTTTTGCTTGACTTTTTATCAAGGGCTTTTTGACGCTTGTCAAAGTGCGCATTTAATTTATAGCGGCGCTCGAGATATTCGGCGTAGGTGATATACTTCTTTTCTTCGGCCGCTTCAAGGTCAGCCAAATCTGCCGCGCGTTGTTCGTTTAGTAATTCTTGCTCAGTTAGAAAATTGGTTCGCATCCGCTCGAGCTTTCGCATAAAGCGATCTTTTTCTCGTTGTTCCTCGATGCTCAGTTCTTCGCCGCCTTGCGTTGCCGGCCCGCCATTTTTCATATTGCTGATTTTTTCTTTTATGCGCGCGTCGGCCTCGCTCATTATTTGGTTGATGTTTTCGAGAATGACATCGGAGGGAAGTTTTGAAAGCAGTAAATTATCAAGCTCGGCCTTTGTTTGCCCGAATGCTTCCGCCTGGGCGTCGCGAAACGCGAGCATAGACTCGGGCATAGTAACCTTAAAACCTTCGGACAGTTCGTTGATATTTCCTAGGGCCGCCGTGGCCATCTCGCCAACCGAGCCCGGTATTTTTGAGATGAGTTGCAAAGCGGTTCTAGTTGGCCATAAAACCCCGTCGACAATTGCATTGTAAATAGTTGTCCCAGCCTCTACCCACATTACGGCGAATTGAGTCACGCCAAGCGGTAACGTTCTCAGTCCGAGCTCGACACCTTTAAAGACCACTTGCAAGCCCCGCCAGCCGTCAGCAAAAACACCCACGGCGCGAGCCCCGCCCATAATAACTTTTTGAGCGAGCGCGCCCATTCCGCCCATGCTGAGGATAAATTCCTGCGTTTTTTCTGAAAGCTTGGTTAATAGCGGCGCAGTTTTAACCGTTAATTGCTGATTAAAACCCTTCCAGACTTTGCCGAGACGATGGGCCGCGTCGTTTGATTCTTCTACCTTAGCAACATCAACCCGATCGAGCGCTAAACCGTAAAGCTCGACCTCTTTTTGCGCAGCCTCGAAACCTGCCGCGCCCTGGTTGATAGTGTTAAGTAATGCGATCCCTTTTCGCCCGAAAATATCCGCGGCAACGCTCGCCTTTTCGGTTTGTGTCGATAGCCCCGCTATTTTTTGAGCGATGATCTCGAATTGCTCATCGGCTTTTCTGCCTTTTAGATCGTCAATGGTTAAACCAAGATCCTCAAACGCCTTTTTACCAGTGCCAAAACCTCGATCAAATTCGCCGATCGATCGAACCATCTTTTCGATCGACTTATTGAAACTTTCCGCGCTTTCGCCGTTTAATTCAGTGACATGATGATAACCTGCGAGCTTTTCCGTCGTGAAATCTAAGCGATCGGAGAATTTGCCTAACTCGTCGATCACCTTCGCTTCCTCCGCGCGAAACTTAGCAAGACCAGCTGCCGCCGCGACACCAACCGCGCCGGCAACCTTTCCGGCGAGATTAGAATAGCGGCGCAAGTTTCCTGTTATCGACTTAAACATTTTTTTAGTTTTGTCATTGCCGACAATTTCAAATTTGTATTTGCTAGTCACTATTAAAAGTTCCGTCGATTATTTCCATCGCTTTTAAATAAACATTTGGTTGATCGTTGATGCCGATGCCGGTGAACAAAAAACCGTTTTTATAGTGGCGATAGAGAGAGAGAAGGTTATAGGTCCGATCGGTGATCATCGGCTTGAGGCAAATATCTGACTCAATAACGCCGGGGATCTCCCATTGTTTAAAAGGCGCGGGATTGTCACTGTCACAGTGACCACCCCATATACATTCATCGCAGTTGAAGCTTTCGGGATTTTTCGCAACTTCAACCGCGATGATTAGTTTTTTTCGTCGTCCTCGTCCAGGTCAGAGCGGATCAATATTTCTTGCGTAAGCTCCTGGACGATTTCGCCGGGCAAGTGCCGGAAGTTATGCGGGGAGCATTTGAGGGGGCGGCCGTTCGCGTCGTCGATATTTTCCCATTCAATCAAAGAAGCGCGTAAAGCTACCTCGGCCGCTTGGCGTGTTGGCACAAATCCGCCTTGCTCGGTAATCTTTGCTTTGCTGTAAACGTCGACCTGAGTCAGTCCATCGAGCGGCTTTAGTTTAAATCGAGCCGGATTGTCAGAATCTTTTTCGCTTTCTGGTGTATACCAATCGGCCACGAGGCCTGTATTAACTTTAATAGACATTGGGGCTGTCTCCTGTTAAAGATTGTTTTTTTTGTTTAGGTGTAAATGAGCGAGAATGCGTTATCGTCGCCGACCGCGCCAAAAGGTATGTCGTAGGTGCGAACCGCGTCTCGGTCGCCCTGGGACAAGTCTCTATAGGCGGCGTTAGGGATCGACATATCAATGTTATTTCCAGCCGCCGAGCCGATGGGTCCAATCGTGATCCCTTTTTCGTTGCCGGCTTCCCAATCACCCCGCCAGTCTTGCGTAGCGATTAAAGTCGCCTCGGGGTCAAATGATCCCGCGCAATCGCGATCGGTGATTCTGATTTCACCGTAACCATCAACCGCAGAAATAGAGACGGGGGTCGCTATTTCATTGTTAAGAGAAAAAGTCATCGCGCTAATTGCGGCATTGAAAGCACCCACGGTAAACGGTATGTTGATTAAAGGTACTGGCGAAGTGGAATCAAACGTCCCAGAAATCAAAGCGGCGTCGCTTTCTTCCGCATGGTGACCGGTAAAGGTAAAATTAACCATTGGCTTATCGCCAACGGTAAAGGTAAATTCTGCATTACCGCGGGCACCGGTGATCTTGTGCAACTTGCCATCCTGGTAATAGTAGATCGTGGCGCTTTCGTGAGAGTCGGATGCGGGCTCATAAGTGACAGAAGTCGAGGCGACAATCGTCTCAGCCAAGCCGCAAGCGCGCAAGGCCGCCGCAATTTCTGGCGGGGTTCCTGCGGCACCAGATCCCTTTAATTCGGCGTTAAAACTGATTTGAGCCAGCTTTCCACCAAAGATTTGTTTTTCTTTGCCAAGCGTCGGCTTAACCGGATTGCGCTCGATCATTCTCGAGCCCTCAAAGTTAAAATCAACATCCTCGACAAGTATCGCGTCTGTCCCGGTCGGGGTCGGATCGGTGTTGTACGCCGATTCGATCGCAATAAGAATAAGTTCTTTTTTTACCAGCATGATTTAAGCCTCTTTTTTCTTTGGCTCGTCGGCTTTGGTTTTGCCTTTTGGCTCAACCACGCGCGATCCGCCCTTTCTGGGTTCATAAGTTTTTTTCATTGAGAGTTACCTTTTAAGATTCGGGATCGCTTACCGAATGCCGGTAAACAACGCGCCAAGATGACTCGACGACAGCGGTCGGGACTTCGTCGCCATTTGACAGATCCGGCTCGCCAAGCCCAAGCGGATCGATGTCGTCAATAAAATTTAGGCCGAGAGTTGTATCCGCCATAATGGCTCGCCAGATCTCCGCTTCAATTTGTAGAATTTGATCGTCCAACAAATCCGGATTGCCGTTTACCTGAATTGCAACCCTGACAACCAACTCGCGGATCATGATCGCGTTTGATAGATTTTGACGAATTGTGTTTTGCCCAGGGTAAATAGTTAAATTCGGAAAAGTGCCGCTGGGAAAAGCGCGAGAGACTTTAACGTCTTGGCCGGTCGTATTCAGACCAGTTAAGACGGTCTTAATCGCGTCGATAATATCCTTTGCTCTGTGTGCCATGGTTAATATCTCCCCAGAATAAACCGCACTAGCGCAACGCCCTCTGTTTCGATAGCTTCAACTGTGAAAGTCGAGTTATTTATCTCGATAGCGTCACCCTCTTTCACGCTTTCAACTTGCGACGCAGGGCACAAAAAAGTAGAACGAACGCCAACGATCCGATCCGTCTCGACGTATTGTTTAGCAAGCTTGCCGGTTGCTTTTGAATTGCCGAAATAAGCGTCAAAAACCCCCGGCAAATCGGGATCAAACATCTCGGCGGCCAGTTCGTTTAGTTCGTTCTGCTTCATGTGTTACTTTTTTGTTGGTTTTGGAGGGTCGATTTTGAATTCGAGATCAAACGTCGCTTTTTTAGCGCTGACAATGGCCAACGCTTTTTTCGGCTCGACACTAACCACATCGCCGATCTCTTTACCTTCACCCTCAACGAGGATCCGGCGCAACAGTTTAATTTTTACTTTTTCAGGGGCTTTCTTTGCCATGGTGGAATACCTTTTTTGATTTGCAGGAAATAAAAAAGGCGAGTTTTTAGCTCGCCATTTTAGGTTTTATCTAACCGCCAATTAAGCCGGGTCGATGTCGTTAAACACAGAGAAGCTTTCTTCGTGACGTAATGCGACGTCTACATCCTGGAATGCTGTCACGCGAACAACGCCCGAGGTATCTTTGCTGTAAGGGTTAGTCAATAAATCTAGACCGCCCCACATACCAATAAGAACGTCGGCAAAGTTACCGAAGATCATCGCCGACAAAATGCCGTTCGATGTACCTTTCGACAAGTCGCTTGGCACCTGGTTAGAAACAACCGCTCGATAACCGTTTAACGGGTTCGCGTCGCCTGTCCAGATTTCACGGCCGCTGGCAGCGAATTTTTCAGTTTCTTTCAACTTACCGCGGACTAGCGCATTGGTTAGATAGCAAAGCGTCCCCATGTCGGCATTTGCCGCCGCGACGTCACTTTCCATCTTGGTAATGTGCGGCCAGGTTGGCGCGCCGCCATTTGTACCACCGACCGCGCTATTGCCTACACCGGTCGCGTTTAAAATGCCCTCGGGCTCGTCACCGGTGCCGCTGCCGTTAATAGCGGCCGCATCAATCGCGAGCGCTAACGTTCGAGCTAAATCCATTCGGATAAAGTTCTCAACAGCAATTGAGGATTGCTTTAGCGTGCGACGAGTGAACTCTGTGAATGCGCCCACTGTATGCGGTGTCAATGCAACCTGATCAAAAGTTACATCTGACTCAGTAGGCGCGACACCTTCACCAACCCAAAAGTGAGAAGTACCGGTTAATTGACGAGGGATCGCCAGGTTACCATTCAAGCCATCGAGGACCGTCGCGCCACATTGGCGGATTGCTAACATGTTAGTTAACAGGTCAATGAATGAGCCTGAAAGCAGATCGGTAGAAACAAGGTTTGCCGCTTCGCCTGCAACTGTTAAATCACGCTTTTGAGCTAAGACGTCATAAGGGACCATGATCCCGCGAACATCTTTTCGCATTTTTTCAGCGGCAGCGCGCGAGCATTCAAGCTCAAAGCCAGCGGCTTTTTGAGCGGCGTTATCAGTAGGGTTCGCCGCGGCATTTAGTAATCTAATAAACGAGAAGTTGTTAAGATCTCGTTCATCCATGCCGATTTCTGGATCTTCGGCTTTCTGAGCTTCGACGCCGTCCTTTTCAAGGATTGCCAACGCCAGATCGTCAACTGATTTAGAGCGATCTTTTACAAAGTTCAAAGCCAGGTCCATAGCGCCGAACTTTTCGCCCGCGGCCAAAATTTCTTGGACGCGATTATTTTCGTTTGCCTCGGCAGCGCTTCGCTCGGCTTCAACGTTTACCGGGGTTTCAATTTCTTTCTCTTTAGGATCCATTTTTGGGATCTCCTGTTCTGGTTTATCAATTTCGGTTTTTGTCTCTTTTTCAATTTGCTGTAATGCTTCATCATGGCGACCCACGCCAACAGAAGGATCAGCGGCCACCGATACGATCGAGACTTCGTAAGGCTGCCAGTCTGTGACGCGGTAATCGTCCGGACCTTCGTCTCGTTCTGCGACCAGCTTCATCTCTTTCACCATGTAGCCAACCGAGACTTGACGACGGATCCCGTCGACAACATCGTCAAAAATCTCACTCGCCCGAGCGGATTTTCCAAACCGAACCAATGCTCGCCCCCGGCGATCCGCATCGACTCGATATTCCTCAACGACTCCGACGTGATCATCCCAATTGTGACCAACAAGCAGAGCCGCCCCAGCCATGCGAGAGAGGTCGACCTCGCCGTCGTCATGGCCTAAAATTTCATTACCGAACCATCGTTCATATGGTTCCTCGCTGGAAAACGCGAGCCAAACCGTGCGCGCTTCCGTGTCGATCGTGTCGTCGCTATCGTCCGCACGCTCGATCAAAAAAGCCCGCTGTTGCGGGCCTTTTTTAAACTCTTCAAGCTTGCGCTCGAAATTATTCATTTTCGGTTTCTTCGACATTTTCCGGATCCTCGTTTGTTTCCGTTTCTTCGCTTTGATTTGTCACGACGGATTGAGTCGGCACAGATTTAATTTCAATACCGCGCTTTTTTAAATCTTCGCTTTCTTTTTGGATTTCATCCCAGACCTGATCGGGATCTCGGCCGCGTTCGCGAATTATTTCTGAGCGACTGGCGAGACGTTCATCGATAGCCATTTTTGCAGCTTGCAGATCCTTTACGGGATCCACCCAAGCCCAGCGGCGCGCCTGGAATGAATGCGCTTTATAGCGATCGATGTCCAGAACGCTTAGATGATCGCCGCGAGGCATCACGATATTTTTCGTCGACAATGCAGCGAACAACCAACGTTCAAACATTTCCTCGATAACATGCTCGACAACCCATTCTTGAGCGAGCTTCCACATCTCGCGAGACTCTAAAACGCCGCCGCGCAGGCTGGAAAAGTTCACGCCCTCAAGGTCGTTTGCCAGCGTGTTGTAATCGACACCAAGCCCCGAGGCTATGCCTCTCAAGATGGTTTTGACAAAATCTTTATAGGCGGTGTTTGGGTGTGATGGGCTCCACGAGTGGATTTTTGCGCCGTGGTCAATGTAGTGCCAATCGCCGGGGTTTGTTTCGATTTCTGGATCGTCAGCTTCTTCACTTTCGATCTCAATGTCGAGCTCGTCGTCCTCGCTCGTCATGTTTTCCTCGAATCCGCCGCCGTTTTCGCCACGCTCAATGAACCCCATAGCAGAGGAACCAATCCGAGCGGCGACGACTTCCGCCTCTTCGTATCCGTCCAGCTGGCGAAGCCTGGACATAGCCGCGACCATTTCCGGAAAGCCGCGAAGCTGATCTACATATTCATAAAAAAACTCATGGATAATATTGGCTTTATCAACTCGGATGTAGCCGCGGCCGCCGACTGTGTAATAATCCTCGTGAGTTGAGTCTGTCGAATGAAAGTGATAAGCAACAACGCGGCCGCCGAGATCAGTCTCGATCCCCATGCGCACCCGATTCCCTCTATAATTGTCCTTGTGATTTACATCGAGCAATTCAGGATCGATAAATTGAAAGGCTATTCCATGAGGGCCAACGTCACGACCTTGTAAAACCCTGATAATGATCTCGCCATCGCCAAACAACTGATTGACAATCATTCCTTGAATGTCTTTCATTGTCATTTTGCCTTTAGCGCAGGGCACACCTTTTTTACAAAACGCTTTCCAGGCTTTTTGTATAGCTTCCCTTTCTATTCTCGCTGGCTTACCATTAGTTAGCGTAACCTCAGAATTTAGAATAAAACCTTGAGCGCCTACAATGTTCGAGCGGCATAGTTTAAAAAACCGCTTCATGTAGGGGTTATTCTTCGCAAGGTTTCTTGAGCGTGCGCGCATTGTTCGCAAATCGGATTCAAGCTGCGCATTTATAGGCTTACTTATTGTCTCCCACTCGGAGAATAAATTATTGATTTGTGCGGCATCAAAAGCGGCGCGGCCAAGCTTCACAACCGGACGGCGGACCGTTGTCGCCCTTCTCACATTTTTAGCGGTTTTATTCTTATTAAAGAATGAAAACATCATTTAAGCCTCGTAGAAACGCGACCAGCCAGGCCACCCGCTTTTTTAATTTTTGCGGCTTGCCGCTCGCGGGCGACTTCTCGCGCGAAGTGGCGCTTGAGTAATAACAAATCAGCGATCGATCGACGGGCCAGCGTTTGCCCATCGACCGTGATTGATTGCTGATCTTTTGTGGCTGTTTTCGCGATCGTTGCGTTGATGGCCTCGAGGACTTTTTCGGCATAGCTTCTAAAATCTGCTAAGTCCGAGAAGTCAGGGCGAACAATCAAGCGCTCAGAAAAAACGGTTTTGCGTTCGCCAGCTTTGGCGACATATCCGATCAGCTTATACTCACCAGCCACAAAATCTTTGCTAACATCGACGCCTATCGCAATCGAGTAGGTTTGGCCGTCGTCCGCCGCGTCAAACTGATATTTATTGACCGCATTGACTAGTGAGTAATGCAAGGTCCAGCCGTCAGCCGGCGGAAAGTCAGCGAGGCTTTTTTCCCAGCTGTAGGAATTCCCCGCCGTGATTCGTTTCGGTTCGCTCATTTAATAACCTTTTACATAAGATTTTTTCTTGCGCTTTGTTCTAGCGGCCTTCCGTTTCTTAACTATCTTTTTAGGCGTCAGATCATCAGTGCTCGTTGGTTTCGGCTCTTTCTCTTTCTTCTTAACAAGCATCGCAACGAGGGCGCGGTAATTTGGCTTCAAGATCTCCAATGCCGCGAGTGCATAAACAAAACAATCAATCGCCTCATTTCGTGATCGCGTCTTTATATAGAGCCTTGTGGGAAAACCGTTTTTATATTTAGTGATCCGTTTCTCGGCAGTTAATTGCTCGAAAAACTCCTCATCGATAGCTGGCTCACCCATTGGAAAATGAACAAAGCCAGGTCCAGGTTCACCATTTTTTAGCCTCGAATAGATTAGATCTTTAGCGGTATCGGTGCCCACTGAATAAAGGTTCACACCAAGCGCATTTGATTTACTCGGCCTCGAAACTATCGGCGCCCCGCTCTGCGACTTACCTTTTACTGCGAACACATTTCTACGTTCGCGAACCTTGCAAAAACGATAAACTTCCTGGGTATAGTGCCCACCTGTGTCGACTGCAGCGGCGGCTATCCTGAGATTTAGCCCGCTTTCATGCTTGAATGGCGTCAATAAAAAGCCATCAAGCCTTTTCCATAGTTCTTTTTTTCCAGGGTCGCCTCTAAATATATCGTGCGTTATCAACCAGAATTCCGAGCCGTCACCTCCGGCCCCATAAACCGAGACCTCGAGTCGATCGTCTTGGACGTCGACACCTGCAAAAAGGACACAAACACCTGAGGGCACTTTCGTAGGATAGAACTCGCGTCGCAAATAAAGCGCGCTATGCTCGACTTTGTCCCCTTCTTCTTCCCATGTTTCAGCGAGCGAAACATTGACAAAGGTCTGTAAGTCACCATCAGCCTTTTTATCCAAAAAACTTTGAACGATGTCTCGGAGTTTTCGAAACTTGCTTGCAAGCTCTGGAAGATGATAAGAGGCATGTCCCCTAAATGGCTTTGTGGCTACCCATTTGCCGGCGACAATCGCGGCGAATCTTTCGGCGTCGTCCCATATGCTTCCGCAACTTTCGCAAGCATAACCCGCTGTTTCCGGTAAATGCTCACCAGCCTCACTTTTACTCCAACTAACTTGAGCCCATTTTAAAAATTGAGAAACGCCACAATGCGGGCAATCAACATGCCAACGTCTTTGATCTCCCTCATCGAAAGCTTTCTCGATATGACTGGCGCCTTTAATGGTTGGCGTCGAGGTCTCGAACAACAGCCTTTGATCGCCAAACGTCGCGGCGCGCTGCCAGATCAACCCAACCGGGTGACCTTCTCCTGTCCGCTCATAACCATCCGTTTCGTCAGGAAAAATCTTCGGGGCCGATCGGCCTCGCATTGTTTTTGGCGAGCCAGACCAAGCGAACATTAAAAAGCCACCAGGATACTGTTTCATCCTTTGGTTGTTCACACCTTCTCGACTTCTCGGGGCGGCAATCTTAGATTTAAGGGTAACCGTCGAATCGACCATCGGATCAAACTTAGCAGTTAACCAGGTTTGCAAATCACCTTGGCTCGGCTGCATATGCATTATCGATTGGGGGTCGTGGTCAATAAAAAATCCCATGGCCATCAATTGAACTTGGCTTTTACCGGTCTGTGCTCCCCACATCAGAGAGATCCGGCGACACTCTGGATTCGCAGCCATGTTTAACGGCTCAATCTGATAAGGCGCATTCCTAAATCTAATTAATCCTGGAATCGCATTACCTGCAGGGATCCGACAATACCGCTCGGCCCATTCGCTGGGTTTTAGTTTTTCAGGTGGTTCTAAACTGCGAAGTGCTGTTTTGATTGCTCGACGGATTCCGTGGGCGTTGCTGTAGTCACTCGCCGTCGATGTCGTCGTCAAATTCATAAGCTAAGGTTGTAAGACATTGATCGATTTCGTCGGCCAAAATCTCCTTTATATCCGTTTCGTTTTTTGCGCCTAACAACTGCAGCGCGACTCGCTGGGGGATTTGCCGAAAGCGCGAACGCAATTCGACCAAAGTATTTTCCCACGCGAGCTCAATCTCTGAGAGATCCGCAACCTCGCCTTTTTTCTTAGCCGCTTCAATTTCCGCAAGAGCTGTTTCCGCGGCAAGTTTTCTTTTTAACAATTCATCGCGATCAACTGTCTGTGTATCGCCGATTGTATTTGCTATAGCCTGGTCTTTTTCCCAAGCCAAAACATCGGCAGTTTCAAAAGTCCACTCTTTGCCACGGGCGCCGCGGGTGACATAGGGCATCCCCTTTTTAATCTTTGCATTGATTGTCGGAAGTGACACACCAAGCAACGCCGCTAACTCATTGCGATTGACCTTCATTGACCACCTTTTAAATGAAAACAAAAAACTCGGTTTCAATCCCCTCGCACAACGTAAACCTCGC